GGCAATCCTAAGGTCCTGGCTGCCGCCATGGATGAGGCCAGCTATGGCCTCCGGGATGAGATGGACCAGTTCATAGCTGGCCAGTACACCGGGGCGGCTGCCGCAAACCTGATAGGCACCACAGCATCACCGAAGCTGCCCAACAACACGGCAGGCAATGCCCAGAACGTCTATAAGCTCATCACCGACTGTCGGAAGGCACTCACCAAGCAGAATGTCCCAACAGAGGGCCGATGGATAGTTGTTAATCCGGACTTCTATGGCATCCTCCTGAACGAGTCCAAATTCGTGGAGGCTGACAAGGCAGGCACCGCTCAGGGGCTCCGAGCTGGCCAGGTGGGCAATATTGCCGGGTTCACCGTCTATGAGTCCAATAACCTGGAGTTCATAGAGGACGGCGATGGTAGCCATGATGTCTATAAGGCCATGTTTGGCACCAACCAGGCTATTACTTTTGCCGATCAGATCAACAACGTAGAGCAGTATTCACCAGAGAAGCGCTTTGCCGCTGCCGTCAAGGGCCTGCATCTCTATGGTGCAAAGGTGGTCCGCCCTCAGTGCCTGGGAGTCCTGAGCTATTACACTACTTAAAGAGGTGAATGATATGATAAAGAAGATCCTTTCTATCCTTTTTGTTCTGCTCCTCCTGGCCGTGCCCGGCCTGGGCGGCCGGACTCTGATAGGCACCTACAACCAAACCTATGCTGATCCAGACAACGGCGGGGCCAATATCTGGACCACGTTTGACTCCAGCAATGATATGTATGTATGGGCAAATGATGAGAGCCAACAGTATTTCATAGTCAATACTTCCACCACTGCCTCCGCATATGATACCCTCTTTGTTCTCAATAACTCGGACTTCGGGTTACAGGGGGCGCTGGGAGATTTGTCTTACAGTCTTGATACCAATAAGACGTATATCCTGGGGCCCTTTGAAACTTCCAGGTTCAAGCAGTCCGATGGAAAGATCTACATAGATCTTAACTCCACCAGGGGCAAAGTGATCTGTATAGGCACCATGTAGGTGATTGCATGAAGATGGTTAATTACAAGAATGTAGCCACTGGGCTGGCAGAGAGCGTCGAGGTAGGGTCAAGGGGCGACAGGAAGCGGAGAGCGGATCCTAAGCGCTACATCTGCATGAATCCTGAAGTCCTGCCCAAACCGAAGGAGGCAAAGGTGGAAGAGGTCAAACCGCCCGATGCCCCAGCAACAGGCAAGAAATAGCCGGATTTAATCCGGCTTGAACCATTTTTATTTTTGATAATAAATTCGAGGTGCATAATAATGGTAGATACTCCCTTCTCAAATTCCTACATAGTCACAGATGCCGAGCTGGAGGCCATGATAGGCTCTGACCCCAGGGCGGCGGCGGTGGCACTAAAGGCAGCTGCTGCAGCCACCCAGGCATGGTACTGCCAGGAGGCCACCAGGCACATAGACGCCATGTCTCTGAGGGGAGAGCGCTATGAGCCGGAATATTTTGAGAATGGGGCTCAGGCTGACACCAATGAGGACGGCTTAACCCAGACCCTGGCCTTTCCCAGGATAATAGACGGCGTGGTCCAAGAGTGGGATAATGCCACCAGCCTGCCCATAGTGCCAGCCCAAGTCAAGCTGGCTTGCCTGGAGGAGGCCATAGCCATCTATGCAGCTGGCGCTGGAGGGATCCAGGAAATAGCAGCCCAGGGCATCCAGTCTTTCAGTGTGGGCGGCAAACTGTCCTATACCTTTGCCCCAGGAGCTGGGAGCCAGGGCCTGCAGAGCAGCAAAGCAGCGCAATACCTCAGGCGATACCTGGGGGGCAAAATTAGATGAGCCTGATAGGTGCATTGCTGGGTCCCCTGGGCTCATCCATCACCTGGAAGACGGTGAGTTCCATAGATCAATATGGGGATCCCACCACCACATCCAGCACTATCACAGTAATCTGGTTTGATACCGCCACTTATCGAGAGGGCCAAAAATTCAGTGATGCCTATTTTCAGGCAGATGAGGCCATAAAAGAAGGCGATCTAATCACCAGGAACGGCGTTAATTGGCTGGTCCATAAGGTGGAGGATACTCCAGCCCTGGGCGGCGAGGCCCTAAAAGTTTTCTACCTGAGAAAGGGGTGATCATATGTCGAAATATGCCTGGGCATTATTTTTCCAGATGATAGGCAGTTGGTATTTGGTTATTTATTTAGGGTGGCAATGCCTAAAGTAGAATGGAATGGCGATCAATTAGCAGCGGCAGCTAAGCAGGCTGCCCTGGAGATTGCCCAGCAAACTGCTGAGATCGTAAAGGGCGAGGCAGTGAACCGCTGCCCATTGTCGGATGAAACCACGGCGCCGGGCGAACCGCATGGAGCACTCCGCAATTCTGCCACAGTGACCGATTTAGAAAATGGAGCCGAAATTTCATTCAATACACCTTATGCGGTGGTCATGCACGAAAGCCAGAATTACACCCCCAGTCATGCAGGCACCGGCCCAAACTACCTCCGCCAGCCTCTCCTGGATGCCGAGGGGCAATATCACAAGGACATAGCCGATGCTCTGAAGGCGATTTGGGGATGAGCGCAGATCTGGATTTCCTGGATGAGCTGATTTTGAGTCTTGATCGCTCTGTCTTGGAATGGCTCCAGATCCGGATCGCCCAGAGGCTGGCCGGCATGAGGCCGGAGATCACCGAGAGAAGAGCGATAATAAGGAAAAGATAATAGCATGACTAAAATTGATCCAACTAAAGTATGGTGGCTGATAATAGCCCTATGGATTATCCCGATGGCGCTGGCCGATGTCCATTTGGCCAGCAACATCACGACATCGGATGGAGAATGGTCGGCCTATTCAGAGGGGGTGGACCATAAGCTTTCTGCCAGCTCAGAGGATGGCCCGAGCGAGTATGTGATTGTCGCAGACCTGGCAGATTCTCGCAATTCTTCAGTCTGGCAGGGACTCATATCTGGGGGGAAAGCGAACTTTGGCGCTCGATCCCCCGAGTACACTTTGGGCGTCCGAGGCGCGTCCGGCTTCTATGGTACTGTGAGGCTCAATAGGGAGAGCACCGCGGAAGAGGTCCGGGAAATCATCACCGAAGTGCCCAACGGCAGCCTTGTGACCACTACAACGACCATCTACACTGACGCCAGCATTGAAACATCCATCCGGGGACAGGGCAAATTCTCAGAAGATATTGATGTTGCCTACTCCGGGCGTGGCCGGGCGCTGAAGCTCAGGGAGCTGGATGGCTCGGGCAACTTCAGCCTAAATACTTCTCTCCAGCTATCAGGCGCGCAGATCAAGAGAGACTTCGGCATCCTGAATGAATCCGAGCGGCTGATGGATTTGGGGACTGAGCTGGCTTACGACCACGAAACCGGAGTCGGGCCTATGGGGGGTATCTGAGATGCCGTTTGACGTGAATCCTGGCGGAGAGGCAAAGGACTGGCTGGAGGGGTGCGTGCCCTGGAACGGCAAGGAGAAATACCTGCCCACCGGGGCGCTCCTGCCCCCTAAGGTCAATGTCCTCCGGCTCATCAAGTCCTGGGACGTGCTCCGGGGGGATGAGGTCAAGAAAGGCATCAAGACGGCAGCCATTCAGGCGGATGATATCATTGTCTCTGCCACTCCCAACAATGCCGCCATTAAGGCCATGATGATGACATATGGAGAAGATCAATTCCTATTCACAGATGCTTATGGCCGGCAGCTCAAGCCCCGCGCCTGGGTGAGGAAGTACAAGACGAATCCATTTGTGGTCAGAGCAATTATGTTAATGTCAAGAGGTAAAGCATGAAATCGATAACATTTGCACTATTGACCGTCCTGTTTGTGGCCGGCCTCGGAATAGCTGATAACTATGTCGGAGACGCCAAAGGCCCGGATGATCCCAGGGCGGAGATCGTCGGAGAGAACCAGACCCTGCCCGTCCTGGATCTGTCCGGAGCCAAGAGCATGGACATCGGCAACCAGGCCCTGGGAAAGACCGGGCTCAATGTCATAGAGCTATCCGGCACCAATCCAGCCGTATTCGGGCATTTCATCAAGAAAGATGGCGTCGGTGATGGAGGCTCTTATGGAGCCTGGAAGCCGGGGATTTAGATGAGACAGATCAGGATCCTACAATCCTATCCTTTTTTCGGGCAGAATCTTCACGCCGGCGCGGTCTACACTGTAGGCAACATGGTACATGGCCATCTCCTGGATGAGGCGAGGGCAAATAGGCTGATCGAAGAAGGATGGGCGGAGGAATGGCATGGATGAAATAAGCACTCGATTTAAACTCACCTTGGCCATGCTTGGCTCGGTGATATTCATCGTTTTTGTGGTTATGATCATGGCTGCC